GTGTCGTATATATAGTTGAATGTAAACCCATTTGTTTTGCACTTATCTGCCCATGCCTTAAATGCGTTATAGTCAAGGCGCATATGGGGCTGTCCGAATACAATATATTCACCGCCAATCTTACGGCAGATATGAATTAAATCATATGCAGCCCATGCCGGATTATCCGCTGGTTGAGCTTCGTACTTATTGATATACGGATTGAACACATACACCTCTGAGCGCTCTTGAATCCATGTCACTTTTGGATCAGTGCCGCTTAGCTGAGATGTAGCCAATGCCTTAATTCCAATGAGGGCTTTTCCCGGATGCACAAAATCATCATAAATAATTTGGGTTAGCTGCACCCAGTAGACCTTATTGACATGGCGCAGGCTTTTCCCATCTTTCGCACTGCATCGCATACGGATTTCATAGCGAGCCTTTTCAAGATTATCGAATCGAAACACACGATAAAACGCATTATTTGTCGCCTCTTCAATTCGCCCTGCATAATCGGATGTATTCGTCACGCTATTATCCGACTTGATAAAGTTCCACGCATCGCGGCGCTTAATATGACCTGCCATGCCCTTTTGATTTGCTAAAGGTAATGCCTGCCAGGACTCATCGCCTACCTTACGAATTTCTGCTTTCAATGTGACAGACGTACGGTCAGCGCCGCCGCTATCATTTGAATAATATAATCCGTTTGGGAATCCAACAGTTAACTCTATCGCATCACACGCATCGCCTTGTACCTGTTGCGTATTCCATGATTCAGTCAATTCATAGTTTAGGGATTGATCCGCAAAGTTATCATTGAAATTTGGGATAACTGTTTGGTCATTTGTGCCCTTTCTGATATCCACCTGCACATCCTTATAATTACTGATTGGGTTAGCATTTATACGAATATCTTCTATCTTTGATAATTCGCCCTCACCGGCACAGTATAAGAGATTAAGATATTGCTTTTCACCATCACTAATTACATGGCGGGATAATAATAACCCAGCGCTTTTCATTCGGCCATATGTTACAGCTAAGGGGTAGCCTTGCCCAGTAACAGTTTCGGTACCTCCCCAGCCATATGTATTTGACTGTTCAGAGTTCGAACGGTCAACCTTAGGAGCAGTTAACTTTGAGACAATAGCATTACCTATCATCCCTACCGCCATAGCAATTACTGACCGCCAAATTAAGCTTTGGATACCAAAGATAGCACCCGAAGCAATACCACCGGTAAATACAGCCAGCCCTATTGATAGAAGAACGCCAAAGAACTTACCCTCAACTCGGGGCATTACTACAATGTAGTCTTCATCGTTTACAACTGTATCTGGTGCCGCCTCATGTCCATTTACTGAGTACGCCCATTCACCAGGTGCGCTGAAGTAATAGCTGATAGACTTGCCCTGTTTAAATGGCAAGTATTTTGTATCACGTTGCTCTGGCTTGAACGGATTATTTACAATGATTACATTAACCATCTGCTACTCCTTCCTTTCATAAATGTGCTTCAATCGAGGCACGTACTTTGATATGTGCTCTATACAGGTGCCGCTGTGTTCAGTAGCGTGTATAAATTTACCTTCACCAAGATAAACCCCTACATGATCGAGATTTTTACCATATAGCGCAAACACCAAAACACTCCCTGGCATTGGCTCACGAACCTCACGCCATTCATCCATTTGGATTTGGGTATATTCGGGTAGTGGTATTCCACTACGCCGATACACCTCAACAACTACATCCCAGCATTTCATTTCCGAGAATGGGGTGCCTATGATATCAGTCAAGTCACTTATTGGATGCATACAGTCCTCCTTGCGGGATAGTAGGTTCTCCTCCAAATCGAGTACTGTTCCCCAGTTCACGACATCGCGCTAGAGTTTTGTTGCATTGATTTTCGTGACCCTTATATCCACACTGAACGCCTTTAAACTTAAACGGGCAGAAATCCTTCATCACCCGGATTAACGGGAATCGTCGAGTAAAGCTAAAGTCAGTACCCAGAGTAAACTCCATCCATTCTGCGTTTGCATGAGTTCCCGTAATTACGAAATGCTCCTCTTGCTCGCACACATCAGGTATGTTCGTATTCACTACACGAATGATGACATTGGCCCCAGTGAATCCATTATTAGACTCTGCCATACGCTGGATTGTCCGAGTCACGTTAGATACAGATAACTTAATATTGGGCAGATCCGTTGCATTCTCTGTAACATCTTGAATGGTAAACGGAAATGCAATATAAGTATTACCTTGAAATTGGATATTCTCCGTATTGTATACCAATCGAATCGTATCCCCTTTATAGGATATTTCTAACAGCATTAACCACACACCAGTAGCCGATATTTGGTTTTTCTCTAAAATCGATGCCGTTGAGAGCGGTAACATGTTATACCTCCTGTAATTTCACGGTTCCCATCCACACTCCGTAATCATTCGCCGCAAAGTCTAACTGATCAGCAAATCGTACATTTAGTGTTTCCCGTGTTTCCGGATGAACCCAAGCGAATATACCGGAGCAGTTGACTTCATCGAAGAATGACCGAAGCTTATGGTAATCAGCTGTTGGCAACTTGTACCCGACGGAATATGTCCGCCGGGTCTTTGTCGTCTTCTTCCTGGTGATTAGCGTCATATTTTCAACTTGGCCTTTATACGAAATATCTGGAGTAGTCTCCTGAATTGGGTATATCGGCCATCGAATATCTGGAAATACTGCCATAGTTATACTGCGGATGCCTTGATGGCGTCACGCATACCTCCTTTGTTTGATTCCATAGCACGAACTACTACATCGATAACATAATTCTCACCATCAAACCGAGAGTTCTGTTGCTTGCTTTCGAGTTCTTGGCCAGACTGATTAACAATGTTAACAACTACATTGTTGCTTGTAGCGCCGCCCATTAATCTACGGGTTTCGCTTGCTGTGTAAATACGATGGGATCCAGAGGACTGTAATAGTTCAGGTCCGTTTTCACCAACCAACATAAGTCCTGGATTCGTTTTTCCTCCGGCAGCGAATCGATTACCGGTAAATGCAGAACTAAACGAACCACCACCAGCAAAGGACGATGTCCCTTTTGCAGCACCTAGTGAGCCAATACCACTTACTGCACCACCAAATAATCCTTGCAACTTAGGCATGATGTATTGTTGGAACGTTAACTGAATCATCATCTTAATAATGGCATTTGTCATATCCTTGAATATGTCCTTAATGCCTTTACTGAATGACTTCGTTCCTGTTGCCATAGCCTCGAGATTATTTGTCCATGCTGAATTGATAGAGCTCATCGTACTATCAAAAGTAGACTTTGCTAAATCAGCATAATTGGTAGTCTCTTGCTTATACTGGCGAGCGGCTTCTTGTAGGCTCGTTTTCAGACTGCGACCGGCAAGTTCCCATAGCTTCTGCTGGGACTCTAACAGGTTCTTTTCAATCTGCAGCCTTTGAGTAGCCGTTAACTGGGCCTCATTCACTTCACTCCGTGCATAGTCAATATAGGTCTTTAACTCTTCAGCAAGTAGTGCGTCCGCATCACTACGAGACAATCGACCAAGCGCAACCATATTGGTTAAGTGGTCAACGGTTTCACTCGTTTGCGTGTACGCCAACTCTCTGATTTTCTGCTCAGTATCAGACGCCACTTTTAGGCGCTCTGCCTGAGCTTTCTTTTCAGCGAGTTCCTTATCGCCTACGGCTTTTGTATACTCGCGAACGCTATCATCAATCTGCGCCTTTTGTGCTTCGGCTTCCGCTTTGAGTAATTGTAAGCGGTCGCCTGTGCGTTCGAGATCGAGTTTCTTGATATCCTCATTCATCTTACGAACACGGATAGCTTGATTGCGTTCTGCCTCGGCAAGTCGTTTTTGATACAGCTCTTCGTTCTTAGCTCTAACTTGAGCGGTTAGATTTGACTCAGCGAGCTTTTTGGCGTTTGCCGCACTACCTGCTGTATCAGCCATAGAACTCGAAGCACCTGCTAATAAGCTAGTGTCTACGTACCCTGTAATAGCACCAAAATCGCCTGTAACAGATGGTTTGGCAATTACACCTGTGCTTGAATTAGCGCCAGTATATCCGCCGTTTCCGTCACTAATTACAATATGATTATCGCCAAGTACAACTACACCATCGCCAGCCTTAGGCGTGTACCCGTCGCCTGCATCGTGCCATGCACCTGCGGCTCTAGCTGCATCCATGATAGATGGGACATATCGAGGTACGTCCTTACCAAATGCCTGCAATACCGAATCAGAGAACAGCTTTCCGCAGTCAGTTGCCCATGTACCATCAGCACCTAACTCGTATGCCTTACCGAGTTGTTCATTGGCTGCGTCTAGCACACTCACGGCTTCTCCAGTAACGCCTCCGCTCAATCCAGAAACAGAGCGGATAATATCACGGATATTCTTATTGTTAGCTTCATACTGGTTCTTAGCAGTTAACTTATCGATTTCGTATTGACTGCCGTCAATTTGTAGGCTTTGCAAAGTAAGAGACCGATATAGTTCAGACATACGCTCTACGGCACTCGTTAACTTCTCGGCTGCTTGCTGTGCTTTCTTTGCAGCCTGTTCTTGAGCTTTGGCCGCTTTCGCTGCTTCCTCATTAGCCTTATTGATAGCTTCAGTATTCGTTAATCCGCCATTAGCAAGGTCCTCTTTCGCTTTTGTAAGATCTTCATCGAGTTTCGCTTTCGCAGCATCCGCCTCTTCTTTTTGCTTTAAAGCCGCATCGATTCTAGCGCCTTCTTCTTTAGTGGCTAGTCGGTCATTTTTAATAAATCCGAATAAAGCTGAGTCTTCTATCCAATAACGTGCGTCATGTGATTCCCTAAACTTATCAGATATTCCTGCTGTTGAATTCGTATTTTTGTGAATACGCTTACCGTCAACTTCTACATTTAGATAAGAACCTGCAGTTTTAGATGCATACGCTGCATCATATATGTTCTTAGCTGCGAGCCCTGCTACCGTAGCCAATGTTACCCAAGGACCTGCGGCAGCAATTGTAGCTAATCGCATAAATCCGAGTGCGCTAGTTAGCGACCTCATGACTATGATTACTGCCCCAGCTTCTGCACCGAATTTAACAATTCCGCCGATAGCTTCCTTTTGCTCAGCAGCCATCGACTCGAATTCTTTAGCAACGTCTAACACGCCATTTGCGTAGTCATTAAAAACAGGAACTAACTCATGGCCGATAGATACTGCAAGCCTTTTCCCTGTATTCTCTAAATCTTTTAATTCCCGATTTAGCTTTGCAGATTTAGCTGCAGTCTCATCGTCGATGATAAGCCCCATTGCCTTGGCACGTTCAGCCACTTTGTCCATCTGTTCAGCGGACATATTAAGCATGGCGTGCATCTGATACCCAGTACGTCCAAAGAGTTCCATTTCGACACGAGTCTTTTCAGCCCCGTCCTTCATCCCTCTTAATCGTTCTTGTATCATCTTGAACACTTCAACGGTATTCTTACCTTGAATCTGTTCAAGCGTGTAGCCTAATTTACTAAATATATCAGTGCCGAGTTTTCCCTCTGCCCGAGCGACTTCCATTTTTTCTTTAGCCGCTCCGACGTTCTTAGAGAACTTAGCAAATGCACCCGCGCTATCTTCCATAGCAATACCCATGTAATTAGCTACTGCTAATAGTTCACTGGTTTCTTTTGCCGTAGCACCAGTGATACCGGATAATTTCTTAACGGCTACATCCCATTGAATAGCCTCTTTGGCTAATTTGGCACCGATGCCTACAACACCAACACCGGCACCTATCGCCATGAGGTCATTCTTCATTTTGCCAAGGGCGGATTTGGCGCCTTCGGCACTAGCTGTAATTTTCTTGAGTCCTGCTTCCGTATTCTTATCGGTCAGCTGAACGACAATATCAATTAAATTATTGGCCATTCTTGTGCGCCACCTCCAACTCTTTAGCCTCCAAGATTACAAGCAAATCGATAAGGTGCGGTAGTGGCTCGATGCCGTAAGCCCTCGCCACTTCTAACACCGCAGGCATATCGAATCCAGCAATACCGCCTGAATGCCATCGTCGCTGCATACGACTAGCGTTGTATACTCGCATTGCTTGTCTCGTTCCATCTAATTGGTGAGGGGAATTAAACTCACACTCCGAACAGTCAAAATGCTGTTTAGTCTCACGTTGCATCTTGATACAATCAGAGCAGTATTTCGGCTTATCGGAGTTGAGCCAACCCCACACCTGAATTAGTTTTTTTCGGTTTCAGCCTTTTTTTCGTGCGTGAAACGCATGGTATCAAGCGCAACTTCCATAAGATCATTGTCTGGTGCTGCGTTGATTTCATCTTCAGTCAATCCGTAAATGTGCTGCATAATCCATTGTGCAAGGTCACGAGAACGTAATAGACGTTCTGTGTCCGGTGCTTCCTCCGGAACTGGAGTATACAATGGGTCTAAACCAGATTTAATTAATTCGCCACGTTCAGCGAATGTTAAGCCTCTTACTTTGATATCTTCAAATGCCATATTGGCTCCTCCTAGTATTGTTCTTGATTATTAACTAATGTAATGATGGATGCGGAACGACCAGCATCTGCACGATAGTATGCTTTAAACGGCAATTCAATATTGACGCCTCGAGGGCCATCAATGCCTGGGGATTGTCGTTCGTATACAAGTTCAGGCAATTTGAATGTAAGCGACCAGTCATCTTGTTCAAGTCGCAATTCCAAGCTGGATTCTGTACCGTTAACCGCTTTATTTAAGAGGTCCTTATTTTGGAAGAACGCTTTAATTGTCCCGGAAATTGACACAATACCTGGGTCGATATACGTTCTAAAACCTTTACCACCGATAGCATAAGAATCCCCGTCCAAGCCAAAGTCAAAGTTGATATCGCAACTTAGAATATTGGCCACAGTAACGCCGCCTTCTTTAATGGTTGCGTTAAGGTTTTGAAATGGTAAGAAATTAACTGCCTTAGCTGCAGCATCGAATGTAGTGGCCGCTAATGTTTCCTTACAGCCCATTACATCCACAGATGCCGTAAGTTCGGAGTCGCCGCCAAACTTAAAGCCTAATTTACTAACTCGTACGCCAGCGAACTGCTGGAATACGTTAACGTCAGGGTACCCCTGCTCAATAGTTAACGACGGCATTGTATTACCGATTTTAAACACGTGCTCAGACTTCTTATTTGGCGCCTGGCCAGTTGTATTAGAAGTCGGTTGCCCAAATGCAGCCTTTAACCAGTATCCGATGTCAATAACACCAACAGGCACGGTTAAACTACCGGACGTGTCAATGTTGCCACGGAATGGCGCTGCAGGATTACGATCACCACGTATCACAGTGGAGTCATTTAAGTTTTGACTAGCTTTCACGGAGCTAGATATGATTGGCGTGATTACACCGCCAGTGGATGGCGTTGTACCAAAATCCGCCTCAAACGCAATCGCCACATGGGATTGAGAACCCTGTGCACGTTTTGCTGTTGCCATATGCATTTCCTCCTTTAATATTCAATATTCCCGCCGATTACATGCGGAATCTCTATAGTAGCTGTTAAACGTCCGGTGAACACCGGGCGCCAATTCATGCTATCAAGTTCATAATCAATGCCGATTACCGGAAACGCTGGATTCACCTTACAAATGCATTCGATGATTAACTGCCCTAGGTTATCCGATTCTAGCGCTCCGTCGTATCGAATAATATTCTTAACGCGAGTTGCACCTTTATGGACGATACCCCATACAATCATTAACGAGTATGTGTAGGTATCAGCAAGCCCTTCGTTCTTATTACTCGGTAGTAATATGATGCAAGGGCAATCTTCTTCGAGCGGTGCATCAACATCGTCGTAGCCGACATACAGTTGCGCCGGCTTTCCGTATTTGTCATTGCAAAATTTAGTCAACGTTTCATCATTCGCTAGGGCTTCAGCCCAACGTTCAACGATGCGCGACAGTGGAATTGTCTGTTGCATCAAATCACCTTACCTTGTAGTTACGTCGAGACGCGGATTGTGCAGCCGGGCCATAAATAGCGTAGTCACCTATCTTATCCTCAATATAAGGTTTAAGCTTAGGCTGCAACGCAGCTTTCATAGGACCGTAGGTATGACGCGGCTGAATTTTGAACATCGATTTACCTTTTGGTAACGGTACGCCCGCTGCAAATAACTTCTTGCGCATAGGCTCTGTAATTTGCTTAGTGTACCCTTCTTCGATTCGTTCGCCTAATCGTTTAGCCGAATTAGATAACCACCCAACTCGGACGGATTGCTTGCCCTTGTCATATTGATATCCGACTGCATTCGATAGCTTACC